GTGTGTAATCATAAAACTTCAAGTAGGCTTGAAAGCCAAGGTGCACTCCTACTTCATTGCGCTCTTGTTCCCGTCGCTTTTGTTCGCACACATGCACAGCCAGTGTGGTTTCTTTGATAAAACTACGATCACAATATTGACAGACAAATGACATGTTGGCTTAGATTAATTTTTCTTTGATTTGATCAACAAAGACGTTTTTTAGTGCTTGACTACAAAACCGATCATAGTTGTGCTCAATTGAATCAATGTGCTTTTTATACATTATACTACAATATTCAATATCCCACAACTTTATTCGGTCCACTATAAACTCTATTTTTTCAAGTAATGGTAATTCTGGATCAACTTCCCCTGGTAACTCAAATCCAAGCTTGTTCAAAGCCGACACTGTTCCGTCATTGCCCAGCGTCATTGTCAAGCATCTGCTCCGTATAGCTTTCCAAGTTTTTTCTGTTATAAACACCTGATCTGCATCTGTATTACTTTCCCCAGTTATATTAATCATGGCCGAGTATGCCAAATGTTGGTTGGTATGATCGCCGGAACTGTTTTCCGGGTATTGTTTGAAAATTTCTTGGTATTCATCCAACGCCGACTGTGATATAAAGGGAATATCAGCCATGAGGTCAATAGTGTGTCCCAATGTTTTTGCCATTTGAGATTTTATAAAACCAAGCTGGTTATCAACGTTGGTTAAATGCACAGCAAAACAGTCCTTGTCAGTGACATAACTTTTACATTGTTGATAAAAATACAATCTATGAAATCTTGCTTGGCTCGACAGGAAACTAAATCTAAATTTTTTATGTTCAGACTGACAGTCACGTTCAACTTTTTGAGTAATATACCAAGTGGGAAAATATATTAGGTCTGCATTGTTGTTAAACAACTCCAACAAATTACCGGTTAGTATTTTTAATGGTATGCCTGCCTGGCGGGTTTGTTTCAGCAATGCAGTTAAGTCTCCCATCTGGTGTGGATTTGAATCTGCTAAAATCAGTTGTGGTTTTTTGTTTTTGACATAAGTTTGTTTGAGCACATCCAGCCGGTTTGGGATAGATAAAATTTGCTCGTTGAATGTTTGAAAGTTGCTAACTATTTTATCTATTTTTAAGTTTTCAAAAAATCTCTTATAGTGCAGTATCATTGCCCATGTCTTTGAGTTGTGCCGCAAGTTCTTTTTTGGTGTTGAGTCGACTCATGAGTTCAACTTCATCCATCTTCATGTTAGGATACAATTTCATCAACATTTTTTTAACATCAGTGTTGCCTTTGTCTTTTTTCTTGGGCGCAATCCAAGGATGTGTGTGACTTCCAGTTCCGGGACTCACTGCTGTGCTCATGAGCCATTGCAGTTGAGGATGCCGATTTACTGTAAAAAAGTGTTTGTTGAGATAGTGATTGCAACTTTGCACATAGTATTCTTGCAGTTCCTGTGTGCCCTGCACTGTGCTACTCCAGCGAATCATGAGATAGGGACTGAACTTTTTGCGCTCTTCATCTGTGAGACTGTTGTAAAAATCACGGTCCTTGCCATCAAGACGAGCCATCTCATAGCGTATGTTTAGCCGATCGCTCATTTGATCTTTGCTGCCAATTGGTTGATGACTTCTCTGAGGCGTACCATGTCTCGATGCATGCGATTTATTTTATTATCTTGCTCAGCAAGTTTGGCTTCCAGCTCTCGAATCTGGCTGGGTGACTCATCTACTTTGGGTTTGATTATTGGGACAACAACTGGGTTGTCAGGATCGGTTTGATATTGTTTCATATGATTACCATGCTAAACTGTAGTTAACTATTTCGCAATTCCTACTGATGTCCTTGACAAAATAAACACAATCGGGGCTGTGATCATTGTTCAAAGGCACTGCCAACATTTGTCCGTTTTTAAGCTTGGGTGCATACCAGGTCACTTCGTGGTAAACATCTAGAATTTCTATGCTTGGAAAACTGGGACGAAAGCTACTCAATGGATTGAATTGGAATACTTTAAAGCCTCGGTCATTTATACTTGTGAGTGGCAATACTTCTAAGTCGCCTAGATCAGGCTCACCTATCAGCACTTGCCAGTCCATGGGCATGCGGATTATATCATCGCCAATCTTAAGCACCAAAGCAGGTGCTGTAAAAGTTTCTAGATATATCAAAGGTATGTAGTGATAGTCTGGATTGCTGGGATCTGAATTATCAAGTATGGCAAAGCGCATGTCATCCACTTCGTCGGGCAACGTGTTTAGATCATAGGACTGATTGTCATCAAGGGTTAGTATTTGCATAAAGTATATTATATATGGTATCAGGGCGATAGTCAACCACCTGCCAGGGCAATTGATTAAAATAACCAAGTACATATTCAGCATTACGCTCATAACAACCACGAGTGTTGTCACGCCATAATGAGAATAGTGTGCGGGTTCGGTCTAGGGTAATCACTGGGTTTACCTTCCGGCAGTGATCATGTAACATGTGTACGTCTTGCAATAGTTGTGTCATTGACCAACAGCATGCATTGCCTTTGAGCATGGCTTCAAGGCTTGATATTTTATGTACAACTTCACTGACTTGCATTTGTGTTGGTGGTCGGTTGATTTGTGTTAGTTTAGTATTTTCTATGAAATAGCAAAAGCTAGCGTCAATGCTGTTGTCCCAAGTCACAGCAATCCCGTCTTGGCCATATGAGTTTTGAAGCGATGATGAAGGTGGTAACTGTTGTTGGCTTTTGTAGCTGGCGACTGCAACGTCAAACCGTTCATCATTGTTGCTGTGCAAAATACAATCTATTAGACTGCCACAGCTGCCAGGTGCCGATCTAATTATTTGATTTTCATCCATTCCAGTTTTTCTTGCGTGAAAGGATAGTTTGCTTCTTTGTAATAGGCTTTACGTTTAGTGAGATGTCGTTTGGCAAACTTGCACGTTGACGTGACGTCCCAGATTTGTACATGGTCTTTGTCTTCTGCTTTTCTAATGCCTCGCCCAATACTTTGTATAACGCGGACAAAGCTTTTTCCGGGCTCCAAAAGAACCAGATTAAAAATACGGGGGATATTAATACCCACAGCGGCCACACCATAAGTCGCCACAATAATCTTGTCACTAGATTCTGCCACTTCATCATATTCATCCTGCCTATCTTTGGCTTTGGTTGCACCACTCACAAACACAGCACGTTCGCCCAAGCGTTCAACCAGGGCTTGTCCAGCCGCTACTCGATCCACCAGCACCAATGTGTTGCCTGTTTCATTGACTTGCCGAATCAAACTGGCAATTGTATCTAGTCTGCCAGTTTCTTCCAACAAGTATTTTAATTCACTTTGGTAATTGCTAAACTCAACGTGATCCATCAATTGCACCACGTTGACATGACACTGTGCCAGCACTCCCTGTTGTTGCAGTTCATTGGCAGTGAGCTTGCCAATGACTGGGCCAAGACTCACCAACAAGCTTTGGCTTTCAAACTTTTCTTTGGGTATAGTTCCAGTCAATCCCCAGCGTATGGGAATCTGACTCATGACCCCGGTCAACAAAGTTTTTAATGCATCTGCCTTGGCCATATGCACTTCGTCAACCATGACGCACACTACACCTTCGATAAACTCTTGTATAGTGCAATCACCAACACCGGCTTTGGTATTTTTTAACAACACGTTGAGACTCTGCCAGGTGCATATAGTATGTTGGCGGCCCCACTCTTTGCGATCGCCGTAATAAACACCCACGTCAAGGTCTAAATTAACATAGTCTTTTTCTGTTTGAGTAACCAGGCTTTTATTGGGAACAATGACAATACTGCGTCCATGATGTCCCACGTGCCAGGACAGAGCCGCAGTCATAATTGTTTTACCCGCCCCTGTGGCCACTTCCTGTATGCATTGTGGATTTTGCAGGAAGCTGTTGATAATGTCAACTTGATAATCGCGCAACTTGATGGGCTGTCCTTGTTGCGGATGTCCTTTGGGCCAGCATTTGTCAGCAAATGTATCTTCAGAAGCCAGAGAAAATTCAAATGTAGTAGAATACTCTCGTTGATCATTCAGCTCAATATCATAGTTCATTTGCTCAAGCATGGGAATGATGTCAGGCAATAAATTTACATAAGTGCTGCCTCCCAATTGAAAGTAGGCAACTTTTCCGTCCCAGCGGCCTAGACGAACTGCTGGCAAATACCTGGCATAGGGAATATCGTACTTGAACTTGGTTACTAGTTTTTTACGAGATTCAAGATCAAGTCCTTCTATTTTGATGTTGACTTCGTCTTTTATAATAATAGTCGCTGTTTTCATATTTGTTAATTGTACAGGACTTTTTACACAAAGTCAAGAAAAATATTTGGCCATTTCTGGAAAAGTGTCAACAAAGCTGATATTCCGGTATTGGTCGTGCTGTCGAGTTCGTTGCACAAACTCAGCAAAGTGCTTGCTGTCATCAACATTGGCCAACATCCTGGCCCAGGTGCGTGTGTCAAGATACGGACTCTTCAACAACTTTGATATTATGTATTGTTTGGCTTCGCCAGACCATACCGAAGCTCTAAAATGCGGCGGCGAATGTACCCGACCCAACCAAGGCTTGGGCAATCCTATTTTGTTACACCACTCAAAAAATTCTGGCAAGTAGGCTATGTTAAAGGCACTCACAGTTTTTGACACACTGAGTCCAAAGTTGTCAATTCTCTGTGCGTGTTCCACATACTGTTTAACATTTGCCACAGTGTGCTGCCACACTGCCGGAAACCGTATGTACTCGTATTGATCACCAACACCATCAATGCTTAGTTGCAAATCAATTTCTTGAAAATGCGACCACAACTCCCACCAGGTGGGGTCCGGAAAAATAGTACCATTGGTTGTATAATGCAGACTTAAAGTTTTGGCTTGACCGCTGTCGATGTATCTTTGTAAAATTTGATGTTGCAAAGGCACTCCACTCAACAACGGCTCTCCTCCCGGAATGTCAATGTGTATTAGGTCCGGAGCATTTGTAAGAAAGTCGTTGACAAATCCCTGCTTGTAAAAATGGTTTGGGGGCACATCAATGTTGTAGATTTTTTTGTATTCAGCTTGCCAGCGACTTGATGCCATGGGCCCACAGGTGATACAAGTCAAGTTGCAAGTGTTTCCAAATGCTATGCTGGCAGTTAAAATTTTTGACTGCTCAATATCATAATCACGGTAATGCTGTTGCCAACGTTCGTAATCCAATTGACGTTTGCTTTTTATGTTGTTTTCTTCTTCAATGCGACAACGATCACAGCCCCGGGGCCATTTGTGATTGAGAAAATCTTGTTTTACTTGTGCCAATGTATTGCTTTGTCGATAATCTACTAGAGCATGCGTTTTGATATTGTTGGCAGCGTCTGGATACGCTGAGTTGTTGAACTTGCAACAGGGTGTTATTTCGCCCTGACTGTCAATGTCAATGTTACTCCATGGGGCATAGCAAAAAGTCATTGGTTTAATTGTACGTTTTTTTCCAAGTTCTGTCCAAGTAGTTCAACAAATACTTGTTGACTCTTTAGTCCCGGATGCTGGTGTTTCAAATCATTGGGTGCTACATCAACTCTCATGTTGTGCAAAGGGTTGTAGAGATTCAACCAATAGTCTTTTTGTATGCCGCCTGCTTGTGCATACTGCTTGTGCATACTGTTGGTGTATCATGTTGTATAGAGCACGGATGTCTTGGTCACTGCGCTGATCTGTTTCCAATAGTTTACGATAAAAAGGATCAAGATCTGAAGGAACACTGTAGTCAATAAATTCAAAATAATTTGTGGGCCAAGTTCTGTGCGAGTTTACAAAAAATATTTTTGATTTTCGATTACGCACCTGTAATTCAATCAGTATGTTTGCATACTTGACTATGTCTAATATTATCCAATGTAGATTTTGTATTTTTTTTAAACAAGTCCCAATATTAGCTAGCCACTCAGATGCAACAATGTTGCCTGAATTCAAATTAATTGAACCTTCGTTTTGAAGCAAACTTAAAGTGCTGTACTGTTCCAGTCCCACATTGACATTTATTAATCTAGCAGGAGCCCACTCTATAAACACCACATCGTAGTGTTGTTGGGTCAACTTACTTAGTGTTTCGACAAAAATTCGATTGTTGGATTGGCCGGCAATTGCCAAATTAGTGATTGTTGGGGAATTGAAGTATTTGGTTGCTAGCTGATTGGTCCATAATTGCGGGTTCAG